TACAAAGATGATCACTTTGAACCTCACTACTGAAGCTGCTTTTGTTAAGGTGAGCCGTCAGATGCTGCGTAACCTGTCATTTTTGAGCCAATACATCAACTCTCAACTGGTAGAAAAATTTGCCCGTCACGAAGATGTGAAGTATCTGAATGCTATCGCTGCTTCTGCTACCGCTGGTTCTACTTCTGCTACTGCCACAGTGGAGAAGATCATTGACTACATCGCACAGCTTTACGCTGCTGGTCATATGCCTAACGGTATCATGACTACTGCTGCCGGATGGAGTTCATTGATGAAAACAAAGCCCAACGACTACGGTACACCTGCCAATGTTGTTATTAGTCCTTCTGGTCAGGCCGTGATCAACGGTATCCCTGTTTATGTGAACCAAAGCGTTACTGCTGGTAAGGTGTATGTAGGTGACTGGTCTAAAGCCATCATTGCACAAAGTGAAGCGTTCAATATCCGTACTTCTGAATTTGATCAGGACGATTTTGTAAAGAACCTGGTTACAGTACGTGCCGAAGCTGCTATCGGATTGATTGAACTGGCTCCTACTGCTTTCGTTTACGGAGCGTTCTAAGTTTTGTTTTCATACGTTGTAAGATTTACCATGACGAAGCCTCCTCTTTAGGGGGTTTCTTTTTTAGTTGACAAAAAGAAAAATAAAACGTGTATTGATGGAGTAAATTTGAACAGTATGAAAACGATCTGTTTAACTCTTCATCGTTGGCAGGAAGCACATACGGAACTAACCCGGATAGGTATAAAACCTGATAAGTTCCCTGCCATTTACAACGAAGACCCGGTAAAGTCATTTAATCAATCCAAACAAAAAATACTTAGTTCTATTACTGAGAAGACATTAGTGGTGGAAGATGATGTACAGTTTATCAATGTGGAATTTTGGATGGATATTTTTAACGATGCTCCTAAAGATTTTGATCTGTTGTATTTGGGTGGTAATGTGATTGAACCAAATAACAAGAGGGTAAGTGAGTATTGGTGGCAATGTACTGACACATGGACAACTCACGCTATTATCTACTCATTTGAAGGAGCAAAAAAGATACTTGAATTGTGGGATGGTGAGTTGATTTATGATGAATTTTTACGAAGGAATCAACCAAGATTAAAGGCTTTCATTTGTAAGCCATTTTTAGCTGTTCAAAGGCCTGGTTATTCTTCCCTTCAAAACCAGATGGTAAACTACTCACACATATTTGAAGAAGCGCAAAATAAGTTGATATGAGATTCTTGTGGGCAATACATTTATATCCTCCCAAACACAACGCCGGGGCGGAAGCAATGGCGCACACGATCAACCGCTACCTACTATCAAAGGGTCATTCGGTTCGTGTCATTCATTACGATGCAGAAAAGTACCGGATCAATCAGATGTACGATTTTGAAGGGGTGACAGTATTTACACAAGAACAGGAACGAGTATTGTTTGAGTGGGCGGATGTGGTGTTAACCCACTTAGACTATTCCAAACGTGCCATCTGGACGGCTGCACAATACGGGAAAAAGTGTTATTGGGTGGCCCACAATGATATCCCTTATGGATCGGTTCGGGATGGGGTCGGTGATTTACGGGTAATCTATAATGCCGAATGGGTAAAGAATAAACTTAATCACCAATGGCCTTCGTTTGTGTTCCCGCCTCCGGTGGATAGTTGGTACAAGTGCGAGGATAAAGGACGCAATTACATTACTCTGATCAACTTAAACGATAACAAAAGGGCTAATTATTTCTATTCATTGGCAAAGAAGCTGCCGCAATATCAATTCTTAGGGGTTAAAGGAAGCTATGACGGACAGATCATTCAAAACCTACCCAATGTTACCATCTGGAACAATACGCCAGATATTCGCAAAATATACGAGGTTAGTAAGATTATGTTAATGCCGTCACACTACGAAAGTTGGGGCAAGGTGGCAAGTGAAGCCATGTTAAATGGGATTCCAGTAATCGCCAACCCTACACCTGGATTGAGCGAGAATGTTGGCAAAGGTGGGTTATTGATTAACCGTAAAGACACTGCTAAATGGAAGGAAGAAATTGCCAAGCTGATGGAGGATGATAAATACTATCAGAAATGGTCTAAAGCGGCATTAAAGCGGGCGAAAGAGCAGGTCCCTGATTGGGATGGGTTGGAGCAGTTTCTCACAAGTTGACAATCCTCAATTCAACCCCTATCCTATTATCTAATTTAGGGGTATGTTTAAGATAATTGACATATCTATTACTGACGATACAAACGAGCCTATCACACTTGCACAGGCAAAAACGTTTTGCCGTATTGATACCGAGGATGAAGATGATTTGATTACCGACCTTATTACTATCGCAAGGGAGAAACTGGAACGCTACACCTCACGGTCATTAGTTTCTAAAGATATTGTTTTGACGGTGGAAGCAAATGAACCGTTTCCCCTTCCCTACCCAACATTAGATGAGATCACAAGCGTAAAGCTATTACAAGGGTTAAATTCAGACGGCACAAACGACTGGCAGACATTGATAGGTTCGGACTATCAGGTATTAGGTACAGATATTTCCACTTTATACCCTCCTTATCATGGGGTCTACGAAGTAACCTATTCCACCACTCCCACAACAGACAAAGCAATTTTACACGATGTAAAACGGGTTTTATTGTGGTTGTACGAAAATCGTGGGGACGATAGCGATAATATGCCCGATGAGTTATTAAGCAACGCTAAACATAAACGAATTTTATCATGGGTATAGGAGTAGCGAGGCCGGTAAAGATTGTGATTCTTACGGAACAGACGGGAGCAGATGGAATTGAACCGTTAAGCGAAGAAGTGGCTAATACTTCTGCCCAAATTAACTATATTTCACAGAACAGGCAGTTTGCAGACAGTAGGGGAAGCTATCAAACAACATACGAGTTTATAATTAGGTACAGTTCAACCATTGATGCGGTGCTGAATTACAACTGCATGATTGAATACAACAACCGGCGGTACTCAATACAGACCTTAGAACGTGGGGAACGGGTACGGGCATTGAATAAATTTGCAAGCCAGTTCCAGGTTAACCCAGTAGGCCGATATTGGCGCATAGTGGCAATAAGTGAGGATATATCCTGACAAATAAGATCAAAAAGCAAGGTTGATGGCTGACATTTCTGTAAATATCAAAGGCTTAAATGAACTACTTAAAAGAGTAGAAAATAAAAGCGTTGCGTTGAAGGAAGAAGTAGACGGGGAAATTGAAAAGTTTTGCGGTGATGTTACATTAAAGGCAAAGCAACGTGCGCCAATTGATACTGGATCATTAAGGCAGGGTACTGATTTTATCCGAAAAGGAGATTTGGATTTTGTAATATTTTCCCGTGTGAAATATGCTCCTTGGATTGAGTTTGGTACGGGCGGATTGGTCAAAGTTCCGGCAGAATTACAGAGTTATGCAATGCAGTTTAAAGGTAAGGGAGTAAAGAAAATCAATTTAAAGCCTCGGCCTTTCTTTTTTAACTCATTTTTTGAGGAACGGCCAAAACTTATGGTCCGGTTAAAAAGGCTGATAAATGAATCAAAATGATTGATCCGGTAAAAGCGTTAAAAGAAGCTTACATATCACTACTGACCGATGCGGTAACGTACAACGGAACGATTATCCCCGTCTATGACGAGGAAGGCGACCCCGCAGGGAATGATTTTTACATTATCGTTTCATCTGTAACGGATGCACAAGTAGATAATAATAAGCAGAAGTTTTGGAGCGAATTAACGATCATTATTGATGTGGTGACAAGGTTTGATTTTCGGGCAAAGAAAGAGCCTGCGGATGTGATTACTGGTAAGGTTCTTGAATTGGTACTACCTACCATAAGCACTACGGGGATTAGTTGTTCAGGGTTTCAGGTTTTGAATGTAACAAAGGAAAGCAGTCAGCACCTCCCTACCCTTGACACCGGAACAAAGAAGGTGTTAAGACGGGTGACAAGATTCAGGCAGCAGTTAATTGAGTTGACATAACAAAGCGTTACAGACACATAAATTAATCAATTTTATAAAAAAAAGACAATGGGACAGATAAACGGTAAAGATGTTTTACTGAAGTTACGGGAGAGTGGAACAACTGGCTCTTACCTTCACCTTGGTTGTGAAACATCAAATACAATGGACGCATCCGCTAATGTGACAACTACGGTTACCAAATGCTCCACTTTACAGGCGGTGGCAGCACCGGTGTACAATTTCTCCGTGGATGCAATCGTAGAGACTGCACCCTCCGGGTCAGAGGTAAGCTATGAGCAGGTTCTTTCCTGGTTCAATGGCAATACCAAACTTGATTTTAAACGTGAATATCCGTCAGGCGGTGCTGATTTTTATCAACAAGGTGCTTGCTACATCAGCTCTTTGAGTGATGCTGCACCCGCAGAGGGTTATATGACTTTCAAAGTATCATTTGCAGTTACAGGTACGCTTGATATTATCCCATAACATAAATCATTCGTATGAAAATAAACGGGAAAGAAGTAAGCCTCCGGTTTGGGATGCTATCAGTTGAAATATTCTTTGGAGAGGCCGACAATATGAGCGGTCTTTCCTATTATAGTTCAATGGGATTAGCTAAAATCATTTGGGCAGGAATTGTGAACTATTACGATGTAAAAGAGTTGCCCCGTCCTGTAACGTTTGAAGAGGTTTATAACCACATTGAGGATGAAATGCTGAATGATAGCGACCTGGAAGATGTGAAAAATGCGATAAAGCAATTTGAGGAATCACAGGCATTAAAGAAAAAAACGGAACAGTTACAGAAGGCAACAGAAGAGATAAAAAAAAAGTTAGTTGGGCAGACACAAGAATTACAGCCTACGCAGCCGGATTAAAGCCTCATGAGTACGAGTGGATGAAGCCAAAAGACTTTTATCTCATTGTAGAGGGGTATAACAAGCGATTATCAGATGAGCATGAAATTGGCAGAAGGTTAGCTTATTTTGTTTATGCACCACAGGCAAAAGAAACGTTAAGTTATCCGCAGTTTTGCCGTAAGTATTGGACATTACACACGGATGATTTTGGTGATCAGGACAGGGTTAAAAGATTGCGTGAACGACTAGAAAGAGAAAAACAAAAAAATGGCAG